TTATGCCATACTTATTATTGCATTAGCTGGTGTACTTGGATTAGGGAATGAAATTACAAACGAACCATTAGTGGCAGTTTTATTTCCTCCAAAATCTAATACAACACATAATTTATCTGCATTGGTATCATTGTAGATAGCTGCAAACGCTGCTGTAAAAGTAGCATTAGCTAATGACGAATCTGCAAAATCAACAGACGCTATTGCAGTACCTGAAGCAACTGCTTGTGAAGCTAAAACTTTTCCTGCTGTTGTGTATCCAGTATTAGAAGCACTTACTTCATTAGTAGTAAGATAAGCTGTGCTTGAAGTACTATATGGATTAGACGTGTACAAAGCTATTTTAAATGAGTTTCCTCCGTTTGCAAAATTATGTGTTCCCGAAAAGAGTTCTCCTCTAAATGAGAACGGTATTATATTTGCCATATTATTTTCTCCTTAATTTATTTATTACTTGATGGGTTTTTAGATTGTAAAACTGTACGAATAACACCATCGGTATATTCGTCTCTGCGTCTACGACCTTGTTGTTCAATCGCATACGATAACAATGCTTTTTCATAAGCTTGATTATAATATTGTATCATATCCTGTGGACCTTTCAAGTATCCATATGCATTTACTAAACATGAATATAACAACAGATCTTGATATTTATTAGATAAATAAGTACCATTTGTAGCCGCGGGAGCAGCTGTTGGTTGTGTTGTACTTGTAATTGTATCAGGTTCTTTATTGTAAGCTAAAGTAATTGTATAAGTTTTATCTGGTGTAGGTGCCACAACCCAAAAATTTTCATCCCAATTAGCATAGTATCTAGGTATATCTACTGCTGAAGTCCCAGGTGTTGAATAATATTCTGCCATAAAACTTGTGTCTCTTTGTTCTAAATAAAATTGATTGCCTTCAGAATCTGTTAATTGAACATATCTTATAAATCTCATATCATCTGGAATAGTTACAAATCTATTTCCCGCCACCATACTAGATGTTGCGTAGAATCTATCTTGGTCGGAATCTACTTCTCTATAAATTTTATTTTCAGCATTTATAATAATAGGTTTTAAAATAGCATCACTAAATACATTTGTCCCTACTTCAGTATAATTTCTAATATCTGTTTGTAAATCTGTTAAAGTATATGCCATATTAAGAATTTCCCCCTACTACTTTTAAAGTTACAGGACCTGCAGAACAATCGTTCAAACCTCCAGAAACTTGTCCACTTGTAGCATTACTTGTACTTGTTATAAAGAAAAAATTTTCAGGTGTTGTTAAAATTTCTGTTGGAGTAGAATTAGGGGCTGTTATAATGGTACCGTTTGTTTGTTTTTGACCAAGTGTAATAGTAAACCCATTTGCATTATCTAAATCACTTACATTATCAAAAATTGGTATATTAGAAAATTGTTGTAAGTTATGAGCATTAGATCCACCTGTTCCAGGGGTAGTAACTTGAGGTGAACCTCTGAATCTTACAATAGAACCTGTTTTTCTTTGATGATCAAATGAATAAACATTTATATAAGTTACTGCTCCAGAAATTATAGAAGTAAATGGATTGTTATTTAATAAAATTAAACTAGCAACCGACGCAGGTTGTGGCCTTGGGTTAAATAAAGCTTGTGGATCAGAGCCTACGGGTTTTGGACTAAGTTGTGGTTGCTTGGCTTCGTATTCAGAAGTATGTACTAAAGAACCATTCCATTCTCTAACCATTTCAGTATATGGAAATCTTAATCCAGATCTATCTGAAATTGCTAAAGCATGTTTTCCTGAAGCGTAGCCACCCATTATACACCATCTCCATAAAATGTTTGTGGAGATATAAAACTAGAAGTACCTTGATTATCTGCATCCAATGCTCTTAGCATCTCACTTTCATATCTTCTCTCAAGTTCTCCAGATCTTTCTGGTGAAACTTTTTGACTTAAATAATAAGCAAGTCCTGACATCATACATGGATAAAATCTATTAACTACATCAGAAGTATAATTGTAAGAACCTGCATCTTGTATTTTAGCTAAATAATAAAAACAAAATTGAAAATTACTTGGTGTAGTTGTGCTTGACACACTTGCACTAGGTGTAGCATATAAAAATACGCTAGGATTTATTCTTCTATCCATATAATATTGTGAAGGTGTTCCTTGTGTTAGTTTATTCGGTGTTGCACTATATGCTGATCTACTGATTTGGGTTAAAGCAACATCAATAGGTGCAGTTGTTGTAGAATTATTTCTATAGTAAGCTTCTAGTATTGAACTTATATCATTTGGAAAATTTACAGTATCTGCAGCATAACTATATTCAGCTTGTCCTTGAATTAATGGAATTTTAGCAAGTTTTACTTTCCATAAATGAACACCTCTATTAGCCCATTCTTGAAATAAAATATTTAAGGAACGTCTTGCACTTCTTAATTGGTAACCAGTTCTAGTGCCAAGAACTCCAGTTCTCTCATAAGCTTCTTCTATAATTTCATCTATTTGAGGATTAAATTCTGAAGTTTCTGAAGTAGGGGAAACAGTTTGTAATGTGTTACCCATGCCTGCCAATGCAGTTGAGTAATAAAATAATACTGGAGCACCGGTAGTTCTTACTGGAGCGACAACAATAGTTGTTTTTGCTCCTGCTTGTCCTGCAATTCCTGTTGCAGTTACACCTGTTGTATAAGCTGCTCCACCTGTAGTATTTGTTCCATCTTTAGTAGATGAAAAAACTAAAGTGTTACCATTATTATTGGTAGCACTTTGGTCAAATATATAAGTGTTTCCTTCTTGTAAATAAAGAAAAGGACTTACTTCACCATTAATAAAAAATTTATTAGCAGTTCCAAAGGCATTAGTGCCACTTGCGACGGTGACTGTGTAAGTAATAGTCGCCATGTATAAACCTTATCCGCCGGTAATAGTTAAAGTAACACTTCCACCTGCTCCAGCTAAATTAAATACAATTCCTTTATCAAAAAGAATTCCAGAACCTGGTACATAAACTTCTAAACCTTCAGTTCCAAATTTATATGTTGCTACTAAATTTCCAGCTCCCGCAGCTCCCGCTGTTGCTGCATTATGTAATTTTAAAGTAGAATTTGCTATTCCTAATCCTTGAAGCGAAGTAATTCTAGTTCTACCCGCTCTTGCTAAAGTATCTGCTCCAATTACAGCTAAGTTTAATGTTGTTTGGTCGCTTGAAAATGATCCGCCGCCTGACATATGTTTTCTCCTATTAAATTTTGTGTGGGCCGAAGCCCACATTTAATTAATTATTACTAGATCGCTGTTGCGTCTTGCAAATTATTTGCTTGTAAATACGTAAACGTAACACTTACTTGACCTGCAGTTGCAGTACCACCTGCAGATATAAGAGTTGCTATAATTTGTGTATCAGCACCAACTCTATCAGCTGAATCTAAAGATCCAGTAGCTAATGTAGAAGTTTCTCCTAAAGCTTTAATGTTAGTATTACCAATAAAGAAACCGGCTGTTCCTGTTTTTCCTACAGACACAGTTGCTGTTCCACTAGCATTACTTATTATTGCAACTCTAATTGTAGTTGTAAGTAGTTGTGAGTTTTTTGGTATTACACCTACGTTGTAAGTAGTTGTTCCCACTACGACTGCTGGATCAATCAAAATTGATTGAGACATTACAACTTGACCTGTGTTTTTTATATTTTCACCAAGTATTGTTCCTATTGTGTTTGAGATCGTTCCCGCTTTAATAGGTCCCGAAAAAGTAGTTGTTGCCATGATATGTTCTCCTAGTTCATTCTACATAGTCTCTAGGCCGTCGACTATACAGCGTCTATGTAAAATATATTATTAATTAAATGTATAGTTAGATATTTATATATGATTTTTAAGTAGAGTGCAAGAGATCCTAAGGTATTTATGCATTTCAGCGATGTAGCTTTTGTCTAAGTTGCTACAGAAACTTGTGGAGCGACATCCTCAACTTGATTTTGTCTATGTGCAATAGCTGCTTCTTCCAACTTGATGTCAGTGATAACTCTTTTTACTTTGTCATCAATCTTAACCATCTCAAGAGTATACCTATTATTATCTAGGTGCTCCTGTTGCCACTTCAACTCCAAGGACCTTTTTTGTTTGTATAGGTCTTGTATCATCTATAACCTCCTCATAAGTTATTCGATTTAATCCCGTATGATAACTATCTCCGAGATACTCCCACACTAT